TGTATAGGATTAGTTGTTTCATCTACTATTTCTTCAAATATTTGCGGATCATCAACTACACCGTCATCGTCTGAATCAAAGAAGGATACTTGTATTTTTTTACTGTTCACGTAACCTTCAGCATCTCTAAACTCTTCTTTTATTTCCCAGTCAAAGTCTACTGTAAAACTATCTGTGCTATCTGGTTTCTTATTAATGCTTAGAACACTAATTTTATCTTTGATCGTTTTGCCTGTGAGATTATTATAAATCTTATCACTTGAATCATAATAGAATTTTACTTCTTGATCACTTTCAAATACATAACGGCTACCACGATATGTTATAGTATATTTTTCACCATCAGTTTGGAAAAGTAGTAACCAACTTGCATCAAGTTTTTGTCCGCTTACATCTCCTGTCTTACCTATACTAAAAGATGTGTTGAGTCTTAAATTTTCTTCAGATATAAGTTTCCATTCTCCGCTAGTTCTATCAAAACGTAATCCAAATGTGTTGTATGCACTAACTTGATCAATAATTTGTGTTTGAACTTCAGCAGTAATCTCAGTAGCAATATTAGGACGCACTTCAACTAATTGTGCATCAGTAGGGATAGTATCGTTAAGCAAGACTGCTCCTATTCCTTCATCGTTAGTTGTGGTGCCGTCACCTTCTACACTTACAACTTTTGCCCATTTATATAGAACAGATCCTGGATGGTCAGCATCTCCTGCCATTAAGGTGTTATCAGTTCCCATAAAATGTTTACCAGCAGGAGCTATAAATTTTATAAGTGATCCTGGTTTAACAAATTGTAGTGTTGAACTTGTAAATGTACCTAGCTGTATTTTTACACCTGCTGTACTTTCAAATATACCTGTTGTATTATTTGTTTCATCTGTTTTTTGCTTCCACTGTATATTCAAGTCTGTAACGTCAATTTTAGGAAATGTATTTGAATAAAAGTTTTTTATAAGTGTGCTTCTTAATATAGGTTGTATAGTATTGTTAATAGCACCACTAATATCAGTTGTTGTACTAAAAGTAAATGTTGCTTTTGAATCTAAGAAGTCCTTGTATATTACACCATCAGTTGCAAACATATTTGTTTTTGAATATTTGCCTGTAGCATCTAAAAGATCAAAATATCTACTGATACCGCTTGCTGTTCTATTAACACTTTTTGTTTTAACAATCTCTTGAGAAACAGTAAGCGGAACAATTTGATAGTCTTCAGCAGTGATCATTCTATTTTGTGTATAGTAAGTAGCAGGTGCATTGTTTTTAATACTTGCACTTGTTTCACTTACAGTAGCATTATCAACAGTATATTGCAGTGAGAATATCATAGTAAGTGTTTCTACACTACCTGATCTTGCAACGTAAGGCACTTTGATTGAAATACCTTTCATTTCATCTGGAGTAATAATCATACGCTGATTTTTACTGCTTCTGTAGTATGTTCTGAAGGTACCTTTGGGCAAGTTGCCAAATACACCATCCGAAAATACAATAGATATTCTATCTTCAACTCTTGTAAGAACACTATAAAAATTTCTTACACTTTTGTTTAAACTGTTATAGATAACATTATTGCCTTCGGTAGCGGCTACTTTGTTCCATAATTCTACTTCTTGTCCATTGGCATCTAACTTATAAAGCCAAACATCTGTATCATTTACGTTTACAGCATCTATAGCCACAACTTGGTTGGTTGTGGGATTTGTAATTGTAAAAGGTCCTTGATCTAATGCACCTTGACGGAAGTGACTGAAGAAACCTGTATTTGTACTTCCATTACCTCTACCGTCATTTCTATATAACATAGCAAAGTTATTACCCGGAAACGGTGCTTCTTCTTCAATCACACCATCACCTATATCTGTGCTTACAATTTCAAACCTATTGTTGCTTCCGTTAACTGCTTTATTAAAACTGTATACAGGTACGTCTTGGTTAGTACTGTTGAATCTATACTGTTCTGTAGGTACTCCTGCGATTGTATCCTTTTTAAACGGCCGTCCAAATGTTCCGTTTACAGGAAGTGCGGCATTCATAACAAGTATAAATTGCTCATACCAATCTGGATTAGCAGGATCATTCCAGAGTATAGCTTGATTTTCTAAGTTTGTATTGTTGCTGTCTATAATTTCTTCTGTAGTTGTTACACTTTCAACCTTAAGCAAACCGTTAGCCGCTTGGTTACGCTTAGGATTATATGAAAGTAAACGTGCAAGACGTAACACACTTTCTCTACGCTCTGCTAGTTCAAGGAAGTTTTCTCTAGCGTTAAGATCTGTGCGGAATGCAAGATTTTGTCCTAGATATGCAATCATATCTATAAGTGCAATATATTCACTTGATTCGATATAATCATTAAAATCCTCAGGATAGTTTTCTCTGAGGTAATTTATCATTGTGCGTCTTAAATTATCAAAGTCATAGCTTTGAAAATCAGCATTTCTGTAGCTCTGATAGATACGTTTCCAATCTTCTGCTACAAGTAGTCTATTTTGTCTATCTGTGGATGACATTGCGGCTTCCTTGTTCTATACAGTATTTATTATGATTAGAAAAGTACGTACTTTATTTTACCCCAAAAATCCTGCATTTTGATCAAACTTTAATCTTAAATTTTCTGATATATTGTAAGGCAAATATGATAAATCTATTTCTATTTGCAATCCACTTTCATATTGATCTAGGCTTACATTTGTTACTTGCACCCTTGGATCATAATTTACAATAGTTGTAACATTTTCAACTATTGCTTCTTTAAGTTGTTCAGTAAGAGGATCAAACAGAACGTCCCATATAATGGTTCCAAATTCTGGATCGCTTAATTTTTCACCTTGACGTATATGGAAATGGTTTAGTATATCTTGCTTAATAAGTGCAAGGTCATAAAGCACAGTTTGGTTATTTTCAGGATTGACTGTTGAGATACCTCTGTATGCACGACTTTTCACACCATATTGTGTACTGGTGCCTGTGCCTTTCACTTCAATCTGTTTATAAAGCTGTTTCTCTCTTGTACTCATAATACTATTTACCTTGACCCTTTTACCTCTTGATTGAAGGTATCAACCGGTGGAATAGGTTCTGCTTTTACATTTGTACCGTCTTTTTCTAGTGTGAGGCTAGATAAGCGTGGTATTTCATTATTCTTTAACTTATAAAGATAACCGCTTGCTGTTTTTTTACGTCTAGGAGTTTCAGTGCTTTTGTTTGCATAACCTACTGCTCTTGCAAAATCAGAAGCAAGACTATTTAAATCACTATCACTCCAATTAATATTTTTTGCAGATAGATATGCAACAGCAAGGTCTGTTGCAATTTTTGGATCGTTAGCAAGATCAGGATTTTCAACAATTTGCGGATGTCCAGATGCTTTACCATATGTATTGTAATTGTCTTTAAAAGTAAGTTGTATCATTCCGCGACCACGATATTTGTAACCTTCATCTTTGGCGTTTCCTAACCTACCTCCATATATTGTGTTACCTATAGTAGCAGGTTTACGTGCTATCCTTGTTGCTATTTCTACTATCTGTCCGGGTGTAACTTGTCGTTTATATTTCAACCCAAATTCTTTTTTAGCGGCTAATTTTAATCTATAATTAAATGTTTCTAATAGAGCATCTTTACTATAATTAAGATTTTCACTTTTTGGTTCAAAGTTACATTCATGTCTTACTTGAGCCATTGCCATAGCAACTGCTTCTGCGTTTCCGCCATCTCTAGCACTTTTTGTTTCGTCTAGTCCTATTTTAGTACACAATTGATTTACGAAGTATCTCTCCATTTCCGATGGAGGAGCCGGCTTATTGGGCTGTTCGCCTATTTCACCTTCTTGTCCTGGAACAATACCGTTGCTCTCTATTTCTACGGTCTTTCCATCTTTTGTTTCAGTCTGTGCATTAACAACTGATGTGGTATCATCATTTACTGCGGCATCATCCTTTTCAACAGGAGGTGTGGTGTTTCTGTTAACATAACTTGGCGCACCATTTGCCCTTGTATTTGTGGCTGTAAACACAGTTGGATCTAAGTGTTCATGTCCTAACCATGGTTCGTGTTCAGGTAAACGCACAGGAAATAGTGCATCTTGTGCAGCCTTAGCCTTAGGTGCTGTAGCTGCCTCTAATCCTTTTGCCGCAGGTGAGCTTGGATTTAAATCAATAGTGGCACCTGTAATCTTTGTAGCACCTGTTGTGTTTATATCTAATGTACCTTCTTGAGAAAAACGTGTGTTTGTTCCAACATTAATATCAAGTGTACCTTCTGTCTTTAATTTAATACTACCAACTTTATCGGTATCTTCTGTGATTCCTGCTTTGATGTCTAATATTTCTCCTACAGTAAGTTTGCCATTATCAGTAACATTGATATTGAGATCTTTTCCTGAACTAATATTAGCGTCATCGCCGACTAACATATTAAGTTCAGCACCAATTTCAAAATTCATATCAATACCTGTTTTTATGTCTGTGGCTTGTCCTGTAGTAAGTTTTGTATTCTGCCCTGCATTTATGTTTAAGTTCTTACCAGCATACATATTAATATCTCTGTCTGCTGAAAAATTCAAATCTAATTCTGTGTGTACACTTATGCTGTCTCTACTGTAAATATCAATTTTACCTAAACTTGTAAGTTCTATCCAAGCAGTGCCTTTAGCATTACCTATGTAAATCAAATCTTCCGAATTGTGCATAAGTATTTGATGTCCTGTGCGTGTGCGTAATCTTACAAGTTCGTTGTGTGGCACATCTGGAAAACCAACTTTATCTTTGTCTTCTTCAACACTAACATATTCTGCTTTTGTTTCACTAGCATAACCTGTACGCAAAATTGCAGGGTCTCCATCATCCATTACAAATGTTGCGCCGCCTAATCTATTAAAGAATCTTTGTGTGCCACCGCCACCAGGTGGACCGTATTGTGTTCTAGGTGCTCCATCCCGTCTATCTTCAGGACCGGGTGTACTCCAACCAAACACCATGCTAGGAACCTCTCGTCTAGCACTTGATGTCGTTGTGCCACGAATACTGTCTTCAAATAATCCTTGTGTCTTAAGACTTAATTCTGCTTCATCACTGTGGGGCTTAATAAATTTTGTAGGATTACGTCCTGCGCCTGTTTCAATTTTTTTATTATATTCTCCTACAGGATATGGTTTTGTAGTATCTTCGTCATTATAAAATGAGCTTGCCATTCCTGGCAACATAAAGTTCATATACTCATCTTGCACACAGCCTATCCAATAACCCCTACTGCGATTTCCTTCCGCAAATATGACCAATACTTGTGTTCCTACATCAGGCGGTATTGCCCACATGCCATAACTTTTTTGGCTATACTTGTAACCTTTATTTTTTGTTAAACCGGCAAATGGTGTTACACCGTAAAATGGGCTCAAATATTTTACAGTAATTACTTCTCCAGTGCCTTGTGTACTGTTACCACTTTCTACAACTTTAAGAAGTTCAACTTCAAGTGATCCCATAAATTTTGAATCAAGATGGTTTACAACTTTAGCAAGATAAGGACCAGAATCGCTTACAATACGTCCGGCAGGGGTTCTACTTTGTTCTGCCATTATAGTGTTCCTCTAATTCTATTAACTACTGTATTTTCATCTGGCTTAGGTTTACTGCCTTTATTAGTATCATCGCTAGTTGTAGTTTGGCTGGCGCCGCCACCAGTTGAATTAGTTTTTGCTTTTTTCTCATCGTTCTTTTTGTTTGGTGTACTGGTAGGATTTCCTGTTGGATCTGTGCTTTCATTTAGGTTGTTATCTTTATCACCGTCTTTGACTGCACCATTTCCGCTTTGTGCTGGTGTTGCTTTTGTATCTGTTTCTTGGTTTGGTCTACGCATTAATCTTAATTCTTGTGTAAATTGTCCGCCACTAAATTTGTTTCTTGCAAATAAAACCTGATATACTCCGCTAAATGCTCCTACAGGTGCAGTACCTAAACCAGGAAATTCCATCCATGTGTCGCCTGTATCAATAGGAGTTCTAAAATTTAGTGTAACATCAACTTCACTTCTTTGGTATTCTATAGTGCCATCCTTTGTAAGATTTATTGTTGCAGGATCCTGTTCAGCGTTATAGTTTCCCATACCACTATCTGCAATATAATAAGGATCGCCCATAATTGTTAAATCAACCATAACTAAATCTACATCACTATTTACGATAGCATCATTGTATTGTCTGGCAACTTGGTTTTGCACATGTGTTTCGCCTCCGCCTCCGCCACTGGCATTTGGTGCGCCTGTAGTGTCTATTGTAGGTGATGTACCAGTTTCACTGTTTGCTTCATTACCTTCGCTTGCAACCGTGGGCTGACTTTCGTCGCCTGAAGCTGAACTATTCTGTCCTGACAATTTACTGTCAGCACCTAACTGTCCTTTGTCAGCAGATAATCCCATAAAGAATGCATAGTTAATATCAATGTTAAAGTCAATTATATCTTTATTTGCGCCAGTGTAAATATAATTGTATTCTTTGCAAGTTTCAGTTCTAATTTTATCTAGCCCAGGAGTAGCAGTGTTTCTATTTGCCATTTTACTTACATGAACTTTAAATGGTACAACTTGATATACATATACTTTTGGATAAGAACCTTTTACATTTACTACTTCAGGTTCATCAACTAGATATACGTTCACTTCAATCCTAAACCAATCTACCATTCCCATTGCATCTGGATTTTCAACATTTTCTGCAAGCTGACGTCCATAATCACTTAGAATAATTATTTCTTCAATTATATCTTGTATTTTTGTTCCTTGTTTGAACGTAAACTTACGTCCTTCATCACTTATAGTTAAACTGCCTCGACTAAACACTCCAGGTTTGTCTTTTACTTCTGTAAATTTAGGACGTCCAAATGGAACTTCTCCTCCATCCAAATAACTTTTAACGATTTTGCTTTTTCCAATATTGTTTAGGTTAATTTCGTTTTCAGCATTTTCTTTTATTTTTTCTCCAAATTCGCTACGTTTTAAAACAAAACCTTTCACTTTTTGTAATTCTCGTTCTGCTACTTCTAGCATTTCATCATCTTCTATATCACCGAATGCAAGTTGAATTGCTTTTTCTTTGTCCAATTCTGTAAATTCTCTTATTTGCTCTCCTGCCTGTGATAACTTTGATTTTGTAGTAGCACCTTGAGGATTATCAATAGCTCCCAATAATACATCTGTAACACTAGATAATTCTTGTGGGAATGCAATTACATATTGGTCTCCTCTTGGTGTTTGTTTAGCTTCTTCTGCTCTAACTTCTCTATCATTTAAAACCGTAGACAAACTACCTGGACCACTTTGTAGTAGTTCACCGATTGTAGTGCCTGATAAGCTGATATCTGTTTTGACAGTTTGTACTTGATCTGTTAAAGCACTTTCGTGCCATGGAATAGCTCTTACTGAGTAAACACTTCCACCTTCAGTGACGTTAAATGTTACATTTATAAAATTAAGGGGAAAAATACGTCTTGACTTTGGCGGCCGTATATAATTTCCGTTATCATCAAACCCTACAAATTCTACACTTAGAACATAAGGTGCGCCTACATAATTTTTATGTCCTGCTTCTTTTGCAGCTAAATTTAGAGTTTGTAAAAACATGCCCATGCTGTATGGTTCTAATACTTGAAATTCAATACTTGTAGCATTAGTTTGTTTTGTATCAGCACCAGGTGCTACAAGACAATTTATTTCAACTTCATCTATGAAGTATTCAACTGCACCTTTAGTTTCAAAAGCTGTTCTTGTTTTGGCGGCACCTGCTCCTCCGCCTGATCTAAGTATCAGTACGTTTGGATCATTATATCTATATGTAAGGTCTGGAAAATTTACTTCATATGCATTTAAACACCCTAAAGTAAAAATATAATTATAACTTGCAAATTTTTCTAATTGGTTAGGGAAAGGTAAACCTCCGCCTAAATCTGTGACTGCACTTTGGCCGCCACTGCCTCCTAGTAGACTGCTGATATTGCCCATGCCTCCTAAACCAATTAGATCTAATCCACTAGGTAATTGTATCTTACCTGCAAGATTTTGCACTGCTCCATTTACTGCGGCTTGAGCTTGACTTTGTACACCTGCAAGTGTTCCGTTAATATCAATATTTCCAGGTGTTTTTAATTTACTCACAGCTGACTGAGCTTGGCTTACAGCATTATCAATGCTGAATCCACCTGCTTGTACTCTGCTAAGTAAGTTCTGCGGTTTGAACACCATTTATAATCCTAATACTCTAAACAACGATTCACCTTGTGGAATAAAAATTTCCACGCCAGGTTCCATATCATATACCGGATCTTTAATAATATCCATATTACGTTGTGCAAATATCCACCATAAATTTCTATCACCGTATAGATCATATGCAAGTAAATCAGGACGATATGCATATTGAGGTTCTATCTCATATCTAACATCATCTGAGTTTTCTGGCACAGGCCTAATAGTCAAAATATCTAGATATTGATTATTCTTAAATTTTGTTTTTGCATAAGCACTACTGTTACCATATGTTGCCATTAGATAAATCCTCCGCCAGCACCTTTACCATTGTATGCTCCACCTACAAAACTTGCAAGGCTAAATTGTTCTACGGCTGCTCTTGAATATATAGGTTGTAATGTAACCTGTATGTTACTTTGTACAGGGCACCATGCATTAATAGGACTAGGTACTTGTATGTAATCTACTTCCGATCCAAGTTCAACACTAAACTGTGTAATTACACAAGGCACATTGTTAAACATAAAGTCACCGTAACCTTTAACTTTCACAATAGGTGGAGGTGAACCTTGCTGATCAGTAGCACCGTAAGCCATTTTTGTTGCACTGCGTAGGAAATGCACTGCGGCAACCCAATATGCACCTTCTCTAGCATTTTCTATGAAGAAGTCTCCAACAATACTAAACTGTTCAACTCTACTATTTTGGTATGCCATAAAAGGATAATTAGTATGTATAGGCTGTATTGCATTGTAACTAGCACTGTGACTAATAAGTATCTGAGGAGTATAAGGAAATATCAAGCCGTTAGTTTCGTAGAGTGGTTGTAGATAAGGCGAAGATTCAAAGTTGTTACCTGACGGTAAACTAATTCTTACACGCCAATCATACTCATCACCTACAAAGCCCACATCTGTAAATGGAGCAAACCGTTGTATTGGCATGCCAAATCCAGGCAGTCCTCTACTACGTAATGCTTTTCCAAACAGACCTCCGGCAGCTTTTAACGGATTTGATTTGAAATCGCTGAATGTTTTTGATAAATTTTGTTTAATATTGCCTGCACCTACAAGGCTTTCAACACTACCTTGAATGTTTCTTGCTTGTGATTTTAGGTTTGCAGCAACACTTGGAAAATTAATTGGCATATTTCATACTCCTACACAACTATTTAGTTGACTTTTTAATGTACGTATATTATAATATAGCTATAAATTTGGAGAGAAAATGCGTAGAACCAATTACTTAAACAACAGAGACATATTAGCAGAAATACATAAATCGAAAAGCACTTTTTGTAGCTTTGTAGGAGATGAAGATCATAGGTTTGATATTATACTTCCTACTATTGATAAGATAAATGTAAGAACAATAGCAGAAGCAAAACGAAACAAAGCCAAAAGACTAGCGTTACATGCATACGAATCAGCAAAAGCATCAGGCAAAAAAGTAAAACAAGCAGAGTTTGAAATAGACTATAGAAAAATAGATAAAACAGATGTAGTATTTAGAATAATGACATTTGATCACATTCCAGAAGAGCCCGGAAGAAAAAAGAATCCCAAGACAGTAGCTGACACTAAAGTAAAATTAAACTTTCCTCCATTCCAACACTATAGATTTAACGAAAAAGATGAACTAATATGTGTAGGGAAATCACACTGGCAAGGCGGCATGGAAAATGGTTACTTTAATTTGACACACGGAAAAGCCACAAACAAACTTGCTTTGATGTGGATGAAACTTTGTGATAGATATGCTACTAGAGGAAATGTAAGAGGGTACACATATAATGACGAAATGAGGGGACAAGCTATTCTACAACTAGCACAGATAGGACTACAATTTGATGAATCAAAATCAAACAATCCTTTTGCTTATTACACCGCTGCTGTTACTAATAGTTTTGTGCGTGTGATAAATCTTGAAAAAAGGAATCAAAATATTAGAGACGACATCCTCGAAATGAACGATATGAATCCTAGTTACACAAGGCAACATGCAGGCGAATGGGAAGCGGCTGTAAAAAGAGAACAAGAGATGTCAAAAAAGTAGTTGACTTTATACACAAAGTATTGTATTATAAAGAAAAATACGAGAGGACTCTAAATTGTTTAAAAAAGCGGCTGTCTTTACAGATATTCATTTTGGACTTAAAGGCAACTCAAAAGTACATAACGAAGACTGCGAACGTTTTATCAACTGGTATATTGACCAAGCAAAACAAAACGGATGCGAAACAGGTATATTTTGTGGTGACTGGCATCACAATCGTAACAGTCTGAATCTTACTACAATGGATGTTACTATCCGTTGCATGGAAAAACTGGGAGAAGCATTTGATAACTTTTACTTCTTTGACGGTAATCACGACTTATATTACAAAGACAGGCGAGATGTAAACTCTACTGCATTTAGCAAGTACATTCCTGGAATAACATTTATTGACAAAATCACAACTATCGAAGATGTAACACTTGTTCCTTGGTTAGTTGGCGATGAATGGAAAAAGATTCCAAAAATTAAAAGCAAATATATGTTTGGTCATTTTGAATTGCCTAGCTTCTACATGAATGCTATGGTACAAATGCCTGACACTGGTGAATTAACAGCAAAACATTTTGAACACCAAGAATATGTTTTTTCAGGACACTTTCATAAACGCCAACAACAAGGAAAAGTGCATTACATAGGAAATGCACTTCCACATAATTATGCAGATGCTTGGGATGACGATCGTGGCATGATGATATTAGATAGAGAAAACAATGCTGAACCATTTTACTTAAATTGGCCAGACTGTCCTAAGTATCGCACAACTACACTTAGCAAACTGCTTGATCCAGATGCAGACATAATAAAACCTAATATGTATTTGCGTGTAACACTTGACTTGCCTATTTCATATGAAGAAGCACAGTTTATAAAAGAAACATATATCAATAACCATCAGTGTAGAGAAATCACACTAATACCGCAGAAACAAATTGAAGAAATATCAACTGAACTTGATATTAGCAAGTTTGAATCAGTTGACGAAATTGTAAGCAAAGAAATATCTGCTATTGACAGCGATAATTTCAATAAGAAAATGCTATTGGACATCTATAACGAACTATGATAAAAGTAAAAGATTTAACAGTAAAAAACTTTATGAGTGTTGGTAATCAAACGCAGGCTGTTGATTTCAACAAAGAGCAACTAACACTCGTGCTTGGTGAAAATCTCGATCAAGGAGGTGACGATTCTGGTTCACGAAACGGTACAGGTAAGACAACTATTATTAATGCATTGTCATATGCCCTGTACGGCCAAGCACTGACCAACATCAAACGGAATAATCTTATTAACAAGACTAATTCTAAAGGTATGTTGGTCACCCTACACTTCGAAAAGGATAATCAAGACTACAGGATCGAGCGCGGACGCTCTCCTAATGTACTCAAGTTCTATATTGATAATCAAGAACAAGAGCTCCTGGACGAATCGCAAGGCGACAGCCGAAAAACACAAGAATACATCAACGGCTTACTTGGTATGAGTCACGATATGTTCAAGCACATTGTTGCTCTAAACACATACACAGAGCCTTTTCTAAGTATGCGGCAAAACGATCAACGTGCTATTATTGAACAACTGCTAGGTATAACAATCTTATCCGAAAAAGCAGAAAATTTAAAAGATCAAATTAAAGAAACAAGAGAAGCTATAACACAAGAAACTCTTAAGATAGAAGCGATACAAACTGCAAATAGTAAAATTGAAAACACTATTGAAAGTTTAAAAAACAATCGTCGTGCTTGGCAGTCAAAAAAATCTCAAGATATAGAAAAACTACAACGCAGTATTGACGAATTAATAAGTGTTGATATTGATTCCGAGCTAGTAGCACATGAAAAATTACAAAATTGGACAGAACTTAATACTGCTATTACGGCTCTTAATAAAGAAAAAGGAACGTTAGAGAGTGCATTACTACGTGCTACAAAGTCTGTAGAAAAAGCGGAAAAAGACATCGCAAATTTGGATGATGCAAAATGTTATGCATGTGGTCAAGAACTACACGAAGACAAAAAACAAGAAATTGTGTCTAACAAAACTAAAGAATTAAACGATGCAATGGCATATCAGACAGAAGTAGCTGATAAATTAAATGATATCATCAAAGGATTGAATGACATTGGTGACATAAATGGGCGTCCTACAACATTTTATGAAACAATAAGAGAAGCATACGAACATAGAAATAATCTTGATGGATTACGTACAAGTTTAACCAATAAAGAACAAGAAACAGATCCATATCAATCACAAATTGACGAATTATCAACAGAAGCACTACAACAAATTGATTGGTCGCCAGTGAATGATCTTACAAACTATAAAGATCACAAAGAA